TACACCAGAATTAATCTGGTTAAAAGACAGGGATACCAATTCTAACAACAACCAGTTTCATGGTTGGCATAAAGATATTAACACTGATTATATTTACCTTAGCACTGCTAACGCATCAGCTACTGAAGGTGATGGGTATGGCACGTTTAAGTCCGCGCACACTGATACACTCGTAAAGTTTCGCACTAACGGCAGTGCTAACACCATGACCGAAAGTGGTGATAAATATATCATGTACCTATTCTTTTCTATTGAGGGCTACAGTATGGTAGGAACTCATAAGGGAAACAACTCGGGAGATGGAACCTTTGTCTACACAGGATTCAGACCTGCTTACGTTATAATCAAAAACGTAGATTCTTCTGGTTCTTGGATTATTTTCGATGACACTAGAGAAGGGGGTGTTATGAACATTGTTAATGACCACTTGATGGCAGACACTACGGCAGATGAGGGAACCGATAACGATATAGATTTTTTAAGTAATGGATTTAAATGTCGACGTGCATCCGCATCTTTTAATACCGCCCATCAATTTATCTTTTTAGCGATTGCAGATTCGCCCTTTAAATTTTCTAATGCCAGATAGGAGAATATAAAATGCCGTGGAAACATAATGGAAGGACCTTGATAGAGGGTCGAGAGTGGGTTGATGATAGCGGCAATCAACACTCTAAAGTGTGGACGCGGTATTCAAACTCGCAAAAAGCTACTTTTAAGATAGTGTGGGAAGACCCACCAGCGAGTGAAGAACCTTTTGACTCTCGTTTTTACTCTGGTAGACAGAGTGATGGCACGTTAATCCCAAAAAGCCTAACAGATGTAAATGTGGTTGATGACGATGGAAAGGCTGTTAATGACCCCAAGACTGGTCAACAAATAGTTCGGCTTGGTCTTAAATCTATTTGGGTTGCACAGACAAAAGAAACAGCAAATAGTAAATTGGCAGTTCATGATTGGTATATTACTCGTAAAGCTGAAAAGTCTACAGCCATACCTAGTTCAGTCACTACATATAGAGACGCCGTTCGCACTAAATGCGGAGAGATAGAGACAGCTTTGAATGGTGCATCTGATCTAGCAGCTTTTATGGCGTTGTTTCAAGATGAGCGTAATTCAGATGGTAGCCTAAAGACTATCGCTAAAATTAACGACTGGCCTGATGAGATTTAAACTGTGCCTTTAACAAAATTGCAATTTCGTCCTGGAATAAATAGAGATATTACGTCTCACTCAAATGAAGGTGGGTGGGTTGACTGTGATAAGATACGTTTTAGGCAGGGGTTTCCTGAAGTTATAGGTGGTTGGGAAAAGTATTCTGAAGAAAGATATTTAGGAAGTGTAAGAGGCCTTCATAATTGGACAGCTTTAGATGGTTCTGATTTTTTAGGGTTAGGAACTGAATTAAAATATTACATCGAACAAGGTCAACAATTTTACGACATCACCCCAATAAGAAAAACATCAACAAACAGTATAACTTTTGCTGCAACTAATGGGTCGTCTGTTATTACTGTTACGGACTCTAATCATTTAGCTGTACAAAATGATTTTGTTACTTTTTCTGGGGCTGTTTCTTTAGGGGGAAACATAACAGCTGCTGTTCTTAATCAAGAATATCAAATAGATACTATTGTCAACACTAATTCTTTTACAATTACTGCAAAAGATACAGCAGGCGCAGTAGTAACAGCTGCCGCTGGGGATAGTGGAAACGGAGGAGCTGGTGTTGATGGAGCGTATCAAATAAATGTAGGTCTTAATACAGGTGTAGGTGGTACAGGTTGGGGGGCTGGTACTTGGGGTAGAGGCACTTGGGGTTCTGCTGCAACACAAACTGTATTAACACAATTACGAATCTGGAGTCACGATAATTTTGGTGAGGATTTAATAATTAATCCTCGTGATTCTGGTATATTTTATTGGGATAAAAGTGATGGTATAACTGCAAGAGCAGTAAATTTAACGACTTTAGGTGGGGCAAATGGTGTTCCAACAATAGCTAAACAAGTGTTAGTATCGGATAATGATCGTCATGTCATAGCTTTTGGTGCGGATATATTAGACGTAAATGAACAAGACCCACTCTTAATACGATTTTCCTCTCAAGAAAACCCTGTAGATTGGAGACCAACAGCTACTAATACCGCAGGTGATTTAAGAATAGGATCTGGTTCAGAGTTTGTTAGAGCTGTAGAAACTAAGCGTGAGATTGTAATTTTCACAGATAGTTCTGTACATTCCATGCAATTTATAGGAGCACCCTTTACTTTTGGAATACAGCCTTTAGCTAGTAATACTTCAATTATGGGTCCAAACGCTGCAGTTGCAGTAGAAGATGCTGTATTTTGGATGGGTAAACAAAACTTTTATATTTACGATGGTCAAACTAAACAACTTCCTTGTACAGTTAAAGAACGAATATTTTTTGATTTTGATTTTGATCAAGCTGATAAAACTTATGCGTCAGTTATATCTGAATTTAGTGAAATAATTTGGTTCTATCCTTCTAATACAAACTCTTTATCTAATGGCGGTACAGGTGAAAATGATCGTTATGTAATATTTAATTATGCAGAAAATATTTGGTATTATGGTAATTTAGGTAGAACAGCATTTTTAGACAGAGGTATACGAAAGTTTCCAATAGCCGCATCTAATACTTACTTATTTAATCATGAAAGTGGCTACAACGACGATGGATTGGTTATGGAATCTAGAATAGAGTCTAGTCCAATAGATATTGGGGAAGGCGATCAGTTTGCTTTTATTCGTAGAATAATTCCTGATTTTACATTTAATGGTTCTACGAATACAGATCCCTCTGTTGATATTACCCTCCAATCTAATAATTTTCCTGCAGGTAATTTTTTACAATCTGAAATATCTCAAATAGATAGAACAGCTACTGCTACGACAGTTCCTTTTGAACAATATACTAATAAAGCAGATGTTCGGTTAAGAGGCAGAGCGTTTTCATTAAAAGTAAATTGCGATACGTTGGGGGTTCGTTGGAGATTAGGAAGCCCTCGCGTGGATATTAGACCCGATGGGAGAAGGTAATGGCAACTAACGTAACTCCTTTTCCAAGATTACCGACACCACCAAGACAAATAGATGAAAAATATATAACAGATTTAGTAAGGGCTTTAGAAATATTCTTACGTCAGATGCAAAACCCTCAATTAAATTTTCAGGAGATTCCTCTTGATGGTAATTTAAATCTTTTACAACAAGGAGATATTTATATTGCTGATGGGGGTTTCTTAAAAGTAGTGGGGAAAACAGAAATATTTAGCGGAAGTAATTTTGCAACAGGGGAGATAGGAACAGTTTCTGTTTCTATTTCTTAAGAACAGTTGCGTCATAATTAAGAAAGAGGTATCTTTCTAAAAAGGTGATTAATATGCAACAGCCAGCTCCATATGAAAATATAGCAAGAGGGTTAGCTTCTCTTGGTCGGTATGAAGACGATTATATCGTTCATGCGGCTGAGGGAGAAACTGTAATACCTGCTGAAGTTTTTGAATCAAACCCCTCTTTAAAACAAAGTCTGTATAAACAGATGAGAGCAATCGGGATTGAAAATCCTGAACGATATGTTGTTGGTAATGAACTTAATTCAATAAATCCAGATACAGGACAACCAGAGTTTTTTCTTAAAGGATTAGGTAAAACATTTAAAAAAGCATTACCTATGATTGGTTCTGTTGTAGGTTTTGCATTAGGCGGTCCAACAGGTGCAGCTATTGGTGGTGGTCTTGGTGGTTTAGCTTCAGGTCAATCACCAGAACAAGCATTAATGACTGCAGGTTTAAGTTTTGCTGGTGCTAAATATCTTGGTCCAGGATTAGATAAAGGTATTGCAGCGGCTACTGGATCAACAGCACCTACGTTAGGTGGTTTAGCTGGTCAAACTGCAGCAGGAGCATCTGGAGGTGGATTTTTAGCTTCATTAGGTAGTGTCCCAGTAGGTACAGCGGCTGCAGCAGCTTTAGCACCTATGGCAACTGGTGCGATTGAAGATATGTTTTCTGGAGAAGAAGAAGGTGAAGTAGGACCACAAGATAGAAGAAGTGTTGTAGATAAATATTATGCAGCTCTTGCTAGAGGTGAAAACCCACCATTGCCTGATGAATTAACACCTCCTCCGCAAGATTCTTTATTCGGTATAGAACAAACAACAGCTTCTACAAACCCTCAAGATTATATTTCAAATTTTGATGCTGTTGCGAGAGATACTCTTGGAAGACCTGTATTTGGAAGACCAATGTTTAAAAAAGCAAATGTTGGAGGTTATATCAAAGGTCCAGGAGGTCCATTAGACGATAAAATACCAACTTTACTTTCTAATACAGAATTTGTTCAAACAGGTAAAGCTGTAGCAGGAGCTGACCCATCAGGTAATAATAATCCTGATAAAGGTGCTAAAGTTATGATGGGTATTATGAGAGCGTTTGAACGCCGCGCTGATAACAATAAAAGTCAAATGGCGTAGGAGTAAGTTATGGCTGAAACACAAACTGTAGAAAATATTACTAGACTTGCTCCATTTATGGAGGATTATACTCGTAAATTACTCGAGTCTGGTTATCAACGTGTACAAACTCCTCAAAATGTTCCTAATATACAAGTTGCTGGTTTAACCCCAGAACAATTACAAGCAGGTCAATTAGCCCAACAAGGCGTAGGATCTTTTCAACCTTTTTTACAACAAGGAACAGCATTAACACAAGCTGGAGCAGCGTTAGCAGCAGACCCAACTGCTTATAGACAATTTATGAGTCCTTATACACAGGACGTTATTGATAATCTTCGGACAGATATTGATCGTAATAGGCAGATACAATCGCAAGGTATTGCTGGTAATGCCGTAGCACAAGGGGCTTTTGGTGGGTCTCGTGAGCGGATAGCTCAAACAGAATTAGCAGGAGCGGCAGGACGTCAGTTTGCAGATAGTGCTGCAAAATTACGAGAGGCTGGGTATCAGTCTGCTCTTAATCAACAACAACGAGTTGCTCAAGGTTTAGGTCAATTTGGTGGTCAATTAGCTAATTTAGGTGCACAAACACAGCAACTTGGACAACAGGATATATCTAATTTACTTGGTATTGGTTCATTGTATCAACAGCAAAACCAAGCTATAGCCGATGCACAAAGGGCAACCGCACTTCAGCAATCTTATGAGCCTTACCAGCGTTTAGGGTTCTTTAGTGATTTACTTCGGGGTGTACCGACTACTCAATCTTCTCTATCTGTCGGAACGACACCTAGTCAGAGTCCATTAAGTCAGATTGCAGGCGTAGCGGCTACAGGACTTGGATTAGCTGGACAACTAGGATATAGACCATTCGATAACTCTGCTGGAGCGTAATTAATGTTTAATCCTAGAGATACATCTCCTGCAGCTGTGCGGTCTATGTTTTTACAACAAAACAGAGGAACCGCACCGCAATCTCAGTTTCCTGCTGACGCTCCTCTTATAGATCAAGTCATGCAACAACAATCCCAGTTTCCTGCTGACGCTCCTCTTAGGCAAGAACCTATATCCTCTCCTTTAGAATCGAGGATCGGTAAATCACTTTCTGCACCTCGTTTAGGAATAGAAGATTTAATAAGAGGTGCAGATGATACAGCTGATGCGCCATTTGCGTCTAATAATGCTCAAAATAAGGCAGCTCAATCATTAGGCGAACAAATATTTGCGCAAGAAGAAGTAAATGCTGATGCTGATGAAATTTCAAAATTAGCGACAAATAATAGAGAAGATGTCCCTGACTCTCTTAAAGGTGTTTTTGACGAAAATACAAATATAGCTCAAATTCTTGGTGGCATAGTTAAATTACAAAACGATAGTGAATCAACTAAATTATTAAAATCTTTAGTTGACGAAAAAACTACTTCTGCAGATGCTAAAAAGCAAGTCGCAGATTTTTTTAATACAGGCGATGAAGTCCCTGTATGGGCTGATGTTGCATTAGCTATTGGTTTAGACCTTTTAGATCCGAAAACTGGTACAGGTAAGTTTTTTGGAGATGCTGCTTCAGCTGGTAAAGCTGGTCTAGCGGCGGCTAAAGCTGGTAGAGGCCGAAGCGATGCGATGAATAAATTAGCTTTTGGTATTTATCGTGAAGATCAGAAAAATCGTCAAGCATTATCTGTACAACTTGCTAAATCAATAGGTGATGATAAAAAAGCAGCTCAAACATTAAGAATGGATTTTGCTAAATTTTTTCAAAATCAAGAAAAAATTAACCAAACTGAAGCAAATAACAAAGCTGCTAAAGTTATTTCTACTTTAGGTCTTTTAGATCAAGATCAAAAGAACGCTGCCTACCCTGTTGTTTCTCGATTACTTGTAAAAGGTGCATTAGATGGAGTATCTACTGAAGATGTTCCTGCTCATGTTTTTGGAATGTTAAAATCAGAAGGTTTAAAACTTGAAAATGTTAAAGGTTCTGAAGATATATCTCCCTCCGAAATAACTATTTCTGACGCTGCTACTTTTGCTGCTTATAAAGATAAATTTCCTAATAGATTTAATATGGAATTTCAAGAGGGTAAAACATATAAAGTTAAAGGTTTTGCAGATAAAACTGCAGGGGCAGATGAGTTAGCTTTTACAAATATTTTGAATGTAGATCCCTCTATTGGTGGTCAAGACGAGATTACGAGACTATTACAACAAAAATTTTCAATAGAAGATGAGTTAAGAAATAGAGGTGCTAATGATCAAAGTCAAGAGGCACAAGACCTAAGAACAAGATTAAAAACTGCTGATGACAGATTAGGAATTTTAACAACACGTAAATCACCTATGACCTATGTTTGGTCAGATGGTCAACTATATGCTGCAGGTGAGGGAGCGGCAGGATCAGTCGCCGCATCAGATGCAGCGAGACAAGCAAGTGAGATTAAATCTCAAGGTAATGCTCTTGCAGCTGCTTATGGGGTTGGCGATAATATATTAAGGTCGTTATCACAAACGGATGCCCCTGCTGATTCAGTTGGTATTGTAGCAAGCGCAGGAAAATTTATTGGTGGATTTAGAGGTCAATTAGACGCTGTAACAAATCTTTATGGAAATAAAGCGTCTGATAACGCTGCTAATTATGCTAGTGGTGACATTACTGATTCAATGGCAAATAGTAATGAAAGAGTAGGTAATACAACTGTTGGTAAAGTATTTACTAATTTGAAAAAAATTGCACAAAATAACGCACAAATACAAAGCCAATTAATGAGTTTTGCTTATGCTCTTGCTGGTAGCCGTGAAACAGGTAAATTAACAGATAAAGACGTTGCTGCAGCTCTTATTACTTTTGGTGGTGGCGATATAGCTGAAGGTAAATGGTTTGCAAGCGTTGATACTTTAATTGCAGGGGTTGACCAAGCTCTTGATACTGCAACGAATGATTATGCTATTCGTTATGACGCTGTTCATCAAACAGGTCGTAATAAAAAATATCTTAGAGAAGAAGAAAAATTAAGTGAGACAGAAATAAAAGATAGAACTACTTTTAATTTAAGTAATTTTCTTACCCAAAACCAAGGCATTAGAGAGGGTCTTGCAGATAGAGTAGGACTAGTAAACGGACGAATTAAATTTCAATCACTAGATAAATATAGAGGTGATGGGGCTGGTAACGTACCTTCACCAGATAGTCGGTATACTCCAGCTCAATTAAGTGATTTTGCACTTATTGATAGAGCTGGAGTGCTTTTTGAAAATAATCCCAATGGTCTTAGCGATCTTTTAAATCAATTTGATGATGCGACCCTTCAGGCTTATAGAGAGTTTAAACAAAGTCAGGTAGAAGATTAATGTCTGTTGATCCAGTTATTGATGCTATTATATCTCAAAGGTTACAACAGTCCTCACAACGGACAGCATCAACTGCCGCCCTCCCAACTATAACAGGCGGTTCTTCGTTCTATGATCAACAGACACCTCCTCCAGATACTATGGTGGGTCCAGGACGTAGTATATCTGTACAAGATCAGATCCTTGGTCCAGAAGATGAATTTTTACTTGGTCAAACACCAAAGTCTACAGCTCAATTAATGGCTGAATCTGGTATCCTAAACGAAGGATTACCTACAGAGCTTAGAGCAAAATTAAGTCTTACAAGTTTATTTGATGAAGAATTAAATAAAAAGAATATAGAATTTAATTTACAAAAATATTTTAAAAATCAAGGTCTTATTGACGATGGTTATGATTTTGGTCTTCGTATTGGTCCAATAAGTAAAAAGTTAGAATTTAAAGACCCAAGATTCGAAGGTAAATATAATGTAACCGATCCTTTTGCTACCTTGCAAAATTTTGGTGATCTTCCTGGAGATATAGCTGATATTTCAGCAGATACTTTACTACCTGTAGCGGCTGAAGTTACAGCTGGTGTAGGTGCAGCTTTTATTCCAGGAGTAGGTCAAACTGGTTTGCCTTCCATTATAGCTGCTTCAGCTGCAGCTGGTACAAGTTCATTAGCTCGTTTACTTTTTGCTAAACAACAAGGGTTATTACCTGAAGAAATTACTAATGAAGTAATTTTAAACCAAGCTCTACAAGAAGCAGGTTGGAGTGCTGGTTTTGGTATAGGTGGCGCGGCTGCATTTAAATTATTTAGACCTATTCTTAGAAGTGTAGGTCTTGCTAATCCGAAATTTGATTTTGATATTGATGAAGCTACTTTTCTTAAGGCTTATGAAAAATATATAAATTCACCTGCTGGTAAAAAAGCGGCTGAAAAAGGTATTACTCCTTCTTCAGCTCAAATATTAGAAGCGGCGTCTAAAGATGCAGGGGCGATGGAAGCAGGGGCAATGCAAGCGGCGGCTACTGAATTAGCTGAGCGAGAAGCACGTATTGTAACTTCTCCCTCTAGGGAGACAGCTGAAGCATTATTAACACCTAGTAGAACAGCCGCGCTTACTGCTGAAAAAGCTGTTAAAGAAGCTACGCAAGAAGCCCCCATGCCAGTCGGTATAGAAGGGCAAGCTGCTCGTATGGGAGAAGCTGAACGTGCTGCACTAGGACAAAATATACAAGAGCTGGCATCTACTCAATTACAAGTACAAACAGATCAACTTCGTAATGCTGTCGATATAGAATTGAATAATGCTGATAAAGCTATTAGCGATGCTGTAAATTTACCAACTACAGTTTCTGATGCTACTAACATAGGTAAAGCAGCTCAAGACGCTATTGCAGATTCATACGAAAACGCTAGTGCGCAAATTGGTAAACAATATGAAGATTTATTTAGGCGTTGGTCAGACTCTACAGGTATTAGTCTTGATTCTGTACAAGTTGGTAAAGGCGGTATAAAACCAACTGAAGCGGCTCAACTAGCAACTAATTTAAAAAAGACATTACCTGATCGTCCTTTTGCAAGTGCAGAAGATACAAAGGTTATAAATAAAGTTATAGATTCTTTCGTAATAGATCAAAAAGGTGCAGCGATAAAAGTAAAACCTGTATCGCTCCGTACTATAAACGAAAATATACGTGACTTAAGAAGATTAGAACGTAAAGCATATAAGGCTTCTCAACGAGGTGAAGACGCGCCTAGCCCAGAAGTTATTTCAGGAATGGTAAAGGCGTTAGAAGACGCTCGCGCTAGAGTTTTAAATAGAAAAGACGCACCCGATGGTTTAGCCGATGAACTTAGATCTTTAGATGATGCATTTGCGGAATTTTCTACTAAATTTAGGAATACTCAAAAATCTGCAGTAGCACAATTACGAAACGCTAAAAATCCAGAAGCGGCTTGGAATCTATTATTTAGAAAAGATCGTAATGGAAAAACTGCTGTTTTAGATATAGCTGACGAAATTAGAACTCCTGAAAACGCTAGTTTATATTATGATGTCAGTGCGGCTGTTCGTGATAAATGGTTAAAGACAGTTGTTAAAAGAGATAGTCGTGGTCAAATAACTAAAGTAGATGTAAACGCTCATAATCGTTTTATAGACGAATATGGTGCAGTTATGGATTCTTATTTAAGCACTGCGGAAAGAAACGCATTAGGTTCTGCTACAGAATTTTCTGAACAAGTATTACAAATACAAGCTAGACAAAATGCAGCTCTTCAAAAAATAAATCGTAAATTTGAATTAGCTGGCGGTACTAAAGTAGAACCAGAAACTATTTTTGAAGAAACTTGGAGAAACGATAGGTTTACCAAGTTTAATGAAGTTCATTTATTGTTACGAGAAACACCTGAACTTTTAGATACTTACAAAGCCTTTGTGTATAAAGACATATGGGATCCTGCAGCAAAAAGAGTTAAAACTATTAACGGACGTCAGGTTATGGATCCTGATGCAATGCGTATATATGTAGATAAAAATAAAGATAAATTAAAAACTCTTTTTGGTCCAGACTATATTAATAATTTAAATGTTGTTATCGACGCTACTGAAGCGGCTCTTACAGATGTTCCGACACGTGGTGCTAAGAGAGAAGGGAATATGCTAACAGGTCTTATAAGAGGATACGTTGGTATGTTTACGCGTCCTGGACGTTTTTTAACAGCATTTAACAAAGTTCGAGGGAATATAAAGGAAGATGCTTTAACCACGGCTCTTGCTAACCCTAGAGCGATGGCTGAAGCCGCAAAAGCTGCTAGAAAATCTCCTTTATCTTCAGAATTAGAAAAAACTATTGGTCGTATACTACTTGGTAGATACGACTTTCCTACCGATGCTGACTTAGATGTAGATAAACCTAATTCAGCTAGAGCAATTTTACAGGAACTTGAAGCAGGAAATAGGTGACATATGGAACCTATATCCACTGCCCTTGCTGGATTCGCACTCTTTAAATCTGCTGTCGATGGTATAAAATCAGCAATTAGCACTGCGAACGACGTAGGCGATATTGCTGGTTATATCGACAACTTATTTGAAGGCGAAAGCCAAGTACAGAAAAAACGTAATAAAAAGTCTGGTGTAGGTGTAGGGGATCAGTTTGGTATAAAGTCAGTAGCGCAAGAAATTATAGATGCGAAGCTGGCAAAAGAACAAATGCAGGAAATAGCTTCTATGGTTGACATGCGGTTTGGTCATGGAACATGGGCGGGTATTGTAGCTGAACGAGCTAAACGTATACAAGAAGCTAAAGAAGCTGCGGCAGTAGCTAGAAGGGCAGCTGCTAGAAAACAAAAAGAACTAGAAGAAAATATAAAAACAGCTTTGATTATAGTAGGAGTCATCACAGTAGTAATTGGGTTGTTCTTTATAATGATAGTATCTATGGCAAGAGCACAACAAGAGTTAATGATGTTATGACTCAGAAAAAATTACAAAAAGATAGTGTATATTCAGAATACGATGAAGATGGTGATGGTATCGTTAGCGATGATGAATTGTCACACATAAAAGCTATAAAAGAGACAGAAACAGAGTTAAGAAAGAATTTAGCTCAATTACGAATGGCTCGTTATACTTTGATATTTATGGGATGTTATGCAGTATTTTTGGCTTCTCCTTGGTGTTCGGCAGAAAAACTACAAGGTTTAGGAGCAGTTACTGATCTTATTTTTCTTAGTGGGGCTGGCATCGTTGGAGCTTATATGGGTACAACAGCATGGATGTCGAAAAAGTAAATGGAAAATATTATAATAGCTGCAATGTTAGCAGCAATGATACATGGTCATGTTACAGGCGGTGAAAAACAAGAGTCTGTAAAGGACGATATAAACTGGGAACTTGCTGGTAATTTTAGAACAGAAAGCACTCCTAATACTGTTCAGTGGGTGATAATCACTGATGAGTGAGGTCCACCATACAGTTGAAACTTTATTTATACTTGTTATAAGTATGTGGGGTTTTGATGGTAATGAGTGGCAATATATTGGTAATCAAGTTTCTTTACAACAACCTATGACAGAGGCTCAATGTATATATTTGATTGATGAAAAAATGTGGAAAGCCACATATAATAATCAATATTATAAAATGGTCGCACATTGTTTTCCTACAGATTGTGCAGGAAAGGACAAGTGTGATTGATGCCAAAACTGAATGAAAATACTGAACTAAGTATGCCCATACGCAACTTGATTGCGTTGCTTATCGCTGCAACTGTTGGCACATGGGCTTACTTTGGAGTTATCGAACGTCTTAACACCACCGAGAACAAGTTGATTTTGATGGAAACAGATTTGGGGATGAATACAGAGTTCCGTATTAAATGGCCGCGTGGCGAAATGGGGAGCTTGCCAGCTGATAGCGAACAGTTTATGATGATCGAACATTTGTCTAGTGAATTAGAAAAGTTGGCAGAAAATATAGAATCAGGTAATGCGCCACATGACCAGCAGCAGAAGCTAGTCTTAGAGTTTTATGATAGGCGATTGACAAAAATTGAAGACAATATTGAAAAGTTGGTGAATCAAGAATGATAGAGATGACTTTTGTTTTGTTACTTATGATAGGTGAAGAGCGAGTTGAGTACACGCCATATAAAAACCTTTCCGAGTGCCTGAACATACGTCGTAAGATAAAACGGAATGTCGGACATACTACGGACTTTGACAAGAAGTGGTCATGTAAGCAACTAAAAGTGAGACTTGAGGCTGGAGAGATTTTAGAAATCTTGGAGGACGAATGATACAAGCATTAATTGGACCAATCGCTAATTTAGCTGGCTCTTTTATGGAGTCTAAAATAGAGCAGACTAAAGCCAAAGGTAGAGTCGCTCAGGCTAAAGCAGAAGCAGAAGCAGAAGTTATGAAAGTAGCTGCCACTCACGAAGCTGGGTGGGAGAAGATTATGGCACAAGCTAGTGATAACAGCTGGAAAGATGAAGCATGGACAATACTGTTCATTATCATTATAGCTATGTGTTTTATTCCATTTACACAGCCTTATGTTGATGCAGGATTTGCAGCATTATCTCGTACCCCTGAATGGTTTCAGTGGGCTATGTATGCCTCAATTGGTGCATCCTTCGGTATTCGTGGTATTAAAGGATTTAAAAAATGAATAAAGATAAAATTAGAGAAGAAATAGCCGAAGATGAGGGGTGTAAATATGAAATCTATTTAGATCACCTCGGTCTTCCAACCTGTGGTATCGGACATCTTATTACCGAAAACGATGAGGAGCATGGTAAACCTGTAGGCACTGTTGTCGAACAAGATCGTGTACAAAATCTTTTTGCTTTAGATATGGCAGTAACTCTTGACGAATGCAAAGTGTTATACCCAGACTTTGATGATTTACCAGAAGAAGCTCAACATATTATTTGTAATATGATGTTTAATATGGGCAGACCTAGACTTAGCAAATTTAAAGGTATGAAAGCTGGTGTCGATGCTCGCGATTGGGATAAGGCCGCAGATGAAATGGTGGACTCACGTTGGTATACGCAAGTCCCCAATAGAGCTAGGCGGCTGGTGGATCGTATGAGGGCTTTGGCTGAATAGTCAACTCGTACCCCATTGTTTCTAATACTTTATTGAAGTTAGACAAGGTCGGCTGTCTTTGTCTAGCTTCCCAAGTATATACAGTAATTACACTAACTCCTGTATCGTCAGTAACTTGTTTTTGACTTAATCCAGACTTTTTTCTTATCGTTTTAAATTCATCAATTAAATCAGCCATTTTTTCCAATCTTCTCCAAGAACTTGTGTTGCTATATTTATCTTTTTACGCAAAGCAGTAACAATCTTTTCGTCTACTGTTTTTTCAGCAACTAGATCAATATATGTCACAGACGAAGTTTGTCCTATCCTGTGCGCTCTATCCTCGGATTGCAACCTTACTTCAAGATCATAATTATTACTATAATAAATTACAGTATTTGCTGCAGTAAGCGTGAGACCATATCCACCAGTTCTAGGCTGTCCTACAAAGAATTTTAAACTATCGTCTTCTTGGAATCTGTTTACTATGTCTTGTCTCTCTTCTCCAGGAGTGTCTCCAAAGTAAGACGCTACAGCTTCAGAACCATAGACCTTTGCTATTTCACTTTCTATCTGCATTATATCGTGTCTATAGTTAGCCCAGATAATCGCTTTACCATTAACCTCTTCAAGAATAGACATGAGTTCAGATAATCTATTATTCTTTATTTCTATAGTTAGTCCGTCATCTGTATTAACAAACCCACAACTAACTTGATGCAGTCTTAATAATTGTGTAATAACGGCATTAGCAGATACCATCTCCAGCCCATCTAAAATAGCAACTGCTGTTTTCTTTAGCTGATTGTATATTTTCTTTTGTTCGGGCGTTAATTCTATAGACCTCTTAATATAATTTTTGTCAGGTAGATCTAAGCATTCATCTTTCGTAACTCTGTACGAAAAAGGTTGTATTGATTGTGTTAGTTCGTCCAAGTTTCTAAATCCTAATATCTGTTGATAACTATGCGACCCTGTCGTTCTTCTGACCATGTCAGCGTATCTACTACAAAAAGCGTAATACGATCTAAACCCTAAAAGCTCTTCATCTAAAAACAAGAACTGAGAGTATAGATCTAACGGAGATTTAGTTATCGGAGAACCTGTTAATATTCTTTTATACTTAGCAAGTTTAGAAACTCGTACTGCGGCCTTGGTTCTTTTGGCCTTGTGGTTTTTAATAACTGTAGATTCATCTATTGCAACCAAAGTTTTACCTTGGTGACTTTTAATAAACTTACTTGCAACCTCTTCTGCTTTGCCAACTGACAACGCTTCTATATTCATTACGAGAACATGAAGATCGAAGTTTGGCGACCATATAGCTCTTATAGAGTCTTTATGAGCTACAGTAAGAGGAGACGCCCAGTATGCTGTATTACACTCTATATGGTCAGGCATATGAGCTGGGATCTCTTTACCAACCCAGTTTTTGTAAACTCCTTTGGGAGCGAATATAACAGCTGAATCTATTTTGCCAGAATCATAAAGAGCTGATATAGTATCTATCAACACTTTCGATTTACCTGTACCCATGTCCATCAATAAGGCGTATTCTTCTTTTTGCCAAGAAGCCTCTAAAGCCTGTAATTGATGTTCATAGGGTTTCGTCTTAAATTTAAAACCACCCATTACTTTCTCCTAGCTTTCTACAGTTAGTTATACTAAAGTATGCGAGCTTGGTAAAGCTAAGAAAGGAAGAAAGTAATGAACTATTCTCGTAGCGAGGCACTATATAATCACCGCATGGCAGGACGTATTCGTAGGTTACATATAAAACCTATGAATGGAGATGAGCAAAATATAGCAGCTCATAGTTGGGGCGTAGCCATGATTTTATTAGACCTTTTTCCAGCGGTATCTAGAAGTTGTTTAATATATGCACTTCGTCATGATGTTCCAGAAATAGTTACAGGTGATATTCCTGCTAATGTAAAATGGGAGCATCCTGGTCTTCAAAATACTTTAGAATTTATAGAGGAAGGGTTTTTAAATAAAATGGGTTGGCCTACGGAAAGTAAAAAACACGGAGTTCCGCATTTAACAGGGTCAGAAAATTGGCATAACGAAAGACTTTATATAAGAATAGCGGATCGTGTAGAGCTTTTATTTTATTGTTTAGAACAAATTTACATGGGTAATTTGTTATTGATGGATGTTTTTAAAAATGCTCGTGATAAATTAAAAGATCATTTAGAGCTGATCGATCCTTCACAATCAATGGATGTGCATAAATATATAAAGGGCTATAGTGATTTTCTAGCAGAAAAGTTTCCTAAAGATCATCCAGTGCCTCGCGACGTCTTATCTATCTCATAATGTCATAACTAATCTCATAGGATAGTTTAGTAATGTTTCCAAAGACTTGTATACTAAATTATGACATTATGAGATTATGACGAGCTTTTACAGTAAATTAAACTTTAAAACCTGTACAGATATATATAGGGTTAAATAAAAGGAAGAAAGAAGAATGAGTCACGTTTACGTTATACAAGATTTCGGGACTTGGAACCTGACCCCAGCGATGGAGTTCGGTAAAATAAAAGTCTTACTGCCAGCACGACGGCAGATTATTTTTAGTTCAGCTCCAACAGTAAATAGGTTGAGGCAAGAGCTACGAGAAATTACCAACGATGACTACTTGTTATTGTCTGGTGATCCAGCGGCTATAGGGGTCGCATCCGCTATCGTTTCAGAATATCTGAATGGTAAATTAAATCTACTAAAGTGGGATAAACAAGAAAGGTTATATTATCCCATCAATATTAATCTTAAAAACTATGGAGACATAGATGAGTGATTATCTTGACGATATCCTCGGGAGCGAGGAATTAAATACTCTCAACGTCGAGACAAACGATGCAGATATGCGTCGCATTGTTGATCTGGCAAATAAACAGATAAATCTAGAGCAAGAGGTTGTTGGCTTAGAGCAACAGCTTAAAAATAAAAAGGAAGAATTACGCAATGTAAAAGAGCATGATCTTCCCGATGCTTTTGCAGAGGTTGGTTTATCCGAAATAAAGCTACAAGACGGATCGAGAGTAAAAGTAGAACCATTTGTGAACGCACACATCAGTAAAGCTAATACCGAAAAAGCTCATGCGTGGCTTGAGGATAATGGCTTTGGTGATTTAATCGACAAAGAGCTAAATGCTAAGTTTGGTAGGACAGACGCGGAACTTGAAAAGTTCCAAAGGATGTTTAGTCACCTAGAAGAAAATGGGTGCAAACTTACCACCAAAGAAGCGGTGCATCATATGCGATTAAAAGCGTTTGCAAAAGAACAACTCGAAAAAGGAACAGATGTTCCTGTTGACTTATTCGGTTTGTACACTGGATTAAAAACCACTATTGCCAAAAAGTAGGAGGATACAATGGCTCAAAAAACTTCAGAACTTGCTGTAAAAGCAGAAGGTGGATCAATAGCTGTAATATCAGATGATCTATTAGAATTTGGAACAGGACTAGAACATGTCACGTCTGACGACACTACTATTCCTTATCTTCGTGTTCTTCAAGCGTTAAGCCCAGAATTAAATAAAAATGATGGTAAACATATTCAAGGTGCTGAACAGGGTAACTTGTTAAACACAGGACTTGGCGATGTATATGATGGTGACGTAGGAGCGTTAGTTGTTCCTTGTTATTATGAAAAAAGATATGTCGAATGGATTCCACGTGAAAAAGGCGGCGGTAAAGTAGAAGATCATAAAAGTCGCGATATCTTGACTAAGTGTACCAAAAACGATAGAGGCCAGTTCGTATTAGAAAATGGCAACGAAGTAATAGAAACTGCATACTTCTATGTCATGCTTTGTTCCGAGGACGAGTCTCAATGGTCTACAGCAGTGATAAGTATGTCCTCTAGCCAGTTAGCGAAGGCTAGAAAATGGATAATGCAGTTACAAGCGCGTAGGGTACAAAATAGCGCAGGCAATATGGTCGAGGCTCCAATGTTTGCGTTTAAATATCGTGTGAAATCGGTAGCCGAACAGAATGATCGTGGTTCTTGGTATGGGTATTCTATCGGTTTAGAAGGACCAACTACAAACGTCGAAATCATGAAAGAGGGGCAAAAACTCCTGAAGATGATTAAAGGCGGTGAGGTTTCTATTAAAGAAGAAACCAAAAGCGATGAGCTGAATGACGACGTGCCTTTCTAGGGTAATTAACATTTTAGGGCAGGGGAAACTCTGCCCTAATTACCCGACTAGAAAGGAATTAGAATGTCAGCGGTATCCCACTTTGCAGAATTATTTGCAGGTCTCAGATTAGCTTATGGTAGCTATAGACCTAATGAAGATAATGGTCCAGGAAAACAAAAAGGACAATATCGTGTTGTATCTGAAGAAATAGATGACGACCGACTTATTGAATTATGGAAAAATCATTTAGAAGGTAAAGAGTCGTTAGGCATAGTTCCTATATGCGAGGATAATACTTGTGTATGGGGTGCAATAGATATTGATGATTATCCTCTTAATCTCGCAGAGCTTTCTGATCGTTTAATAAAACGAGGCGAAATGCCTTTTGTAATCGCTCGCTCTAAATCTGGGGGAGCGCATGTATTTTGTTTTGTATCAGAGCCTGTACCAGCCTCACTTATGCAGTCTAAACTTAAAGAGATTGCAGCATCGTTTGGTTATGGAACGGCTGAGATTTTTCCTAAACAAGTTAAATTATTATTAGAAAAAGGTGATAGAGGTAATATCCTCAATATGCCTTACTTCGGCGGTAAATCATCTACTCGGTATGCACATAATGACAAAGGCGAGGGCATCCTTGATCTTGAAGAGTTTTTAAAATATGCAAACGATAAAAAGATAACGAAGCGTGAATTAGAAAACCTTGCCCCTCCGTCCATTGTTAATGCAGAAGATAATCCTGATTTAGCTGGTGCGCCTCCTTGTTTAAAAGTCCTTTGTTCTATGGGCTTTCCCGAAGGCACTCGTAATAATGGTTTATTTGATCTCGGTGTATATTTGAGAAAGAAGCACCAAGATGATTGGGATCGCAAGGTAGAAGAATTTAACTTTAAATATATGAAGCCGCCGCTTGGTGCTCAAGAAGTATTAACAGTGATAAAGGCACTAGGTAATAAAGATTATCAATATAAATGTAATGATCAACCTATTGCAGCTTTTTGTAATGCAGCGGTTTGTAGAACATGTGAGTATGGCGTAGGTGCTTCAGGTGGACTACCTCAGTTTGGTAATCTTCAAAAGCAGGATTCGTCACCCCCTATATGGTTTTTAGATGTAGAGGGGCAACGTATAGAGCTTACGACAGAAGAATTACAAAACCAAACTAAGTTTCAGCGTAGGTGTATGGACGCTATAAACACCATGCCGCCTACCCAGCGTCAAAATAATTGGCGAACAACAATACAACAACTTTTAGATAGTGTTTCAATAATAGAAGTTCCTCAAGACGTATCGGTACAAGGCCAGTTCATGGAACTATTAGAAGCCTTTTGTACAGAGCGAGCGCAAGCTCAAAATAGAGATGAGATACTTTTGGGTAAGCCTTGGACTGAAGAAGGTAAAACATATTTTAGATTAAAAGACCTATTAGATTATTTTAATAGACAGCAGTTTAGAGAGTATGGACGTAATCACATAGCCGCAAGGCTTCGTGAGATAGGGGGCAGTCACCACTTCTTTCACATAAAAGGCAAAGGTATCACTGTTTGGTTTATACCCGAGTTCTCCTTACAGCAGGGTAATTATGATCTGCCTGATATGAAAGAGGAGCCATTTTAATGCAAGACCCTAGCACATGGTCGATTATCCTTGGTCCTCCTGGAACAGGTAAAACAACAACGATTCTTAACCTTATCGAAATGGAGATGGAACAAGGTACACCTCCTGACCGAATAGGATATTTTGCGTTTACTAAGAAAGCCTCAAGAGAGGGTAGAGAAAGAACAATTACAAGATTTGGTTTAGACGGAAAAGAATTACCAAATTTTAGAACGCTACATTCACTTTGTTATAGGATGTTAGGTCTTTCTCGCCAAGGGGTTATGAACAGCTCTAGGTATAGAGAGTTCAGCGATATTATGGGTATGCGTTTAACTGGCGATTCGAAGATGGAAGAAGGCTCTATATCTATGTTATCTAAAGACGATAGACTTAGATTCATAGAGGGGTTATCTCGTTTAAGAAACGTAACATTAAGAGATCAGTGGCACGAACATTACGATGAAGATATAGACTGGCATTCATTAGAAAGATTTTCTAGGGGGCTTCAACAATTTAAAAAAGCTAGAGGCTTATTAGATTTTACAGACATGCTTTCTTTATGTGTTGAAAAAGAATTAGCACCAAAGTTAGAAGTGATGTTTGTAGATGAAGCTCAAGACCTTAGTCCTTTGCAGTGGCAGTTAGTAAGTGTCCTAGCTCAAAACTCTAACAGGGTTTATATAGCTGGTGATGATGACCAAGCTATATTTAGATGGGCAGGGGCAGACGTAGATCATCTTGTTTCTATAAGTAAAGGTAACGCTAGAGTTTTAGATCAAAGTTATAGGATACCTAGTTCAGTTCACGAGATAGCTGATAAAGTAATACGTCGTGTTAAATTCAGAACAGATAAAAGTTGGAAGCCACGACAAGAAAGAGGACAAGTAATTAGTGAGGCAAGTTTTGAACACGTTGATCTTTTTACTGGCGAGTGGCTTATCTTATCACGTTCTAATTATTTATTAAACGAGATAGACGCACATTGTCGCAGTCTTGGTGTATACTTTGAACGTAAAGATAATCCCTCTATATCGGAAAAGAAGATAGATGCAGTTAAAAACTGGGAGAGATTACGAAAAGGATATACTGTTTATTCCGAACAAGCGGTTTCAGCTGTATCGTATATCAAAGGTTCGAAAAAGAAGGTACTTGAGGATGTCGAACCGAACGAAAAGCTCACGCTTGCGGAAGTCGTCGAAAAATCCTGTATAGGCGAACCTGTTGTATGGCACGAAATGTTTGATGCTATTACTCCTGCTGAACGTAGTTATATGCTTTCTATGTTACGCAGGGGTGAAAAAATAACTAAATCCCCTCGAATAAAATTATCGACAATACACTCAGCGAAAGGTGGCGAAGCCGATAACGTAATGTTACTTACTGATATCCCCCACCGCACTTGGAAAGAATATGAAAAAAGACCTGACGATGATACAAGAGTTTTTTATGTAGGCTTAACTAGAGCTAAAGAAAACTTGCATATTATACAGCCAATGACCAATAAATATTTTCCAGTTTAGAAAGTTTTGATATTTAAAAAATCTTAGATTTAGTCTAAACTCTTATTAGAGTAAGAGGAGAAAGAAGAATGGGTGGTTGGATACAATATGCGCCAGACGCATGGCAGTGGTCTCCTGACCACGATTTCGGGGAACAAAAAGAGTGGCCTCGTAATAAATATAAATCTCAATTCCATAAGGGGAAATGTATAATGCATCCTGATCAATTTAATAATAAGGCTCAAAAGCATGCAGCTGAGGGGCGTTCTAATACAGGGCGTTTGAAGGTAGGCACTAGGATTGCTTTTGTTGAGTATCCTCAAAAAGGTCCACGACAAATGATGGTAATATTAGAAAAACTTCAAGAGTTTGGAGAAGGCGGTATTACGATTGGTATGTTCTGGCAAAAGTTAGAAGGTCAGCTCAATACTAAACAAGATGTTGACCGCGTTTATAAACACTATCATCGTGAGATGGTCGACAAAGGATATATTCGTATTCTTAGCTAGTCTCACTGATGCGGAAAGGGCGGTCACACTGGGGGTTACTACAGCTTGCTGTGTATGAACTTCACAAACTCGCCGTCCTTTCCACCCTATGGGGAGGGGTCAATCCGAAACACCTCTCCCCACCATGCCTATTAGGAGAAAGAAATGGCATCTATTAGAAAGAAACTCGCGGTAAACGCAAATAATTCAAAAAATACTCGTATGGATATAGCTAGTGCTGGTACTCTTGCTAACTGGCGTCCTGATGAGTTAGCTCATATATCAAGGTTCTGTAAAATGGGACAGATAATTATGGGCAGGGCTAAACAACTTGGTCGTCCTGTAGATATTTTAGAAATAGGATGTGGTGAAATTTGGACGTTACGTTATCTTTATAAGGCGTTCGTTTCTCGTAAATCAGAAATCGTAAACAGCTACACAGGTATGGATATTGATCCTGCTTGTTTAGAAGATTGGTGGGTTGACGATAATCTTCCTGTTACAGAACATAAATGGTTTAAAACTATGTCAGGGGAAAAAGGTCGTATCGTTTTACAAGACTTAACTGTTAATCCTGAGCCGCCTGTAGAAGATGAGTCTGTAGATGTATTTATGACAACAGAAGTTATTGAACATATGGGGAGAGAGTTCATTGAGCCATGGATCGAAGCCGCCTCACGTAAACTCCGTTCAGGGGGCGTTGCGTATGTCTCGACGCCGAACCACGATGGATCGAACGACGTCCTCCCCAAAGACCACATCTATGAGTGGGGATACCAAGAACTCAAAGAACTCCTCGAAAAATACTTCGTTATCGAAAGACATTACGGCACGTTTACCCAAATGAATAACTTTAAAAATAACCACCGCGCAACTGCTCGTTGGCCACAGCATGTTATTGATGATATTCAGGGTCGTTTTGATAAACACTGGCAAAGGGTTATTCTTGCTACCGCTTATCCAGAAACAGCTAATAATGTGAACTGGATTATGAGGAAGAAGTAATGGAGCCTGTTGAAAGGTTTTTCTGGTGGATCGAGGAGAGACACCGCATTTTTCGTAGGAAGAATGCTGGTATCTCTCGCGACGACTGGACTAAAGACGAAATCTTAAAATCGTATCGCTTTACTAATCCATTTAGAGAAAACGATAAGACAACTATCTGGTTTAGAGAAAATATGCGAGACCCACTTAAAGACCAATCTGAGGTCTTGATGGCCACGATTATATTCAGATGGTTTAATCTTATCGAAACAGGTAAGACTCTTTTGTCTAATAACCTCCACATAGATTGGAAGCCAGAAGTGGCGCGACAGGAGATAAAGAAACAATCTAAATATGTAACAGGTGGTTACATAATTAAAACTCCTGACGGAATGGATAAAGTTGATGGGGTTATATGGTGTATCGACAAAATTTGGAAACAACGTGATAACCTCATTAACGAGTTAAAAGATAGTAGTCTTCAACGCTCTTGGCATGTTGTTATGCAATTTCCGTACCAAGGTCCATTCATGGCGTATGAAATAATTACTGATTTGCGTCATACACATATTCTTGATCAAGCAAGAGATATCTATACATGGGCTAATGCTGGTCCAGGAGCCATGCGAGGTCTTAATCGTATACATGGTAGAGAACTAAATTATAAAAGTAGAAACCATGATTGGAACCAAGAAATGTTTGAGCTTCTTAAGTTCTCTCCAGAATATCTTAGTGAAAAATTTCCTAAATTAGAAATGAGGGATATAGAGCATAGTTTATGCGAGTTTGATAAATATGAACGTGTTCGTAATGGCGAAGGCGCACCAAGAGGGAGATACCCATGAGAGTCTTTTCGGGAAGAAATGTTAATGAGCTGTTTCAAATAGCTGTTATGAGTTTTAGAGATGCGCATATGATCTCTGAAGATTCGCGTAATGGTAAAGTTCTAAGTTTCCCCAGACCAGTAACCAGTGTGTATAAATATCCTAAAGAACGTGTTTTACTTTCTCCAGAAAGAAACTGTAATCCTTTTTTCCATTTTATTGAAGGCTTATGGATGATCGAAGGTCGTGATGATCTTGGAACTTTAACCATGTTCGCTAAAAAGATGGCAGACTTCTCTGATGATGGCGAGCATGTTAATGGAGCATACGGCTACCGCTGGAGAGAATGGTTTGGTAGGGATCAACTATCTATGGTCATGGACTTACTAAAGAAAAACCCATTAGATAGACGTATTGTTTTACAGATGTGGGATCCGTTCAGAGATCTTGGTTCAAGCTCTAAAGATGTGCCTTGTAATACTCAAGTATATTTTAGGTGTGTTCATGATCGTCTAGACATGACAGTCACTAATCGTTCTAATGATATGATCTGGGGGATGTATGGCGCAAATGCTGTTCATTTTAGTATGGTGCAAGAATATGTAGCAAGTATGGTGGGTATGCCTGTTGGTAAATATTATCAGGTAAGTAATAATGCTCATATCTATATGGACGTCTGGGAGCCATTAAATCAAAAATTACCTATAGGCATTGCTCCTTGTTTTTATGAAATATCAGAAGTTAAACCCTCGCCTCTTGTAGATAATCCTAATACCTTTGATATAGAGTCAGCTCTATTTTTCGAGTGGCTACACGAAGGTGATCATTTTGGTTTTAAATATGAAAACTCTGTATTTGATAAAACTGCAATGCCTATGGTTGAAGCGTGGTGGCTTTATAAAGAAGGCATGCTTTCTGAAGCTATAGATAAAGCTAAAACAATATTGGCAACTGATTGGAGAAAGGCTTGTGTAGAATGGCTAGAAAGAAAAAAGTAGCATATGAAAAGCACGAAGATTATATGAAGCGTAGGTTTAAAGAAGAAAAGACGAGTAATATAATCTCAGTAGTCGGTAATCTATCTAAGGAGGATGTAGAGGGCTTAGATAAAGCTGAGAAGTCCTATGGCGACAGTTGGAGACAGCGAGGCGGTATAGGTGCGTTCATGATGCTTGCTCGTAAATGGGATCGTTTAGAAAAACAGGTAAACGAGTTCGGTTATGACATATTCAATGCTATAGATAACGATACTCGTGACGAAGGTATCCTGGATGACATACGCGATTTAAGACGATATCTGTTTCTAGTAGAAGCGCATATGAGGATTGTTTTGGGTAGCCAAGATGACTAATAACATAGTAAACTCTTCCAAACAAGATAGGAAGAAAGCTATGCCAAACAGTCCTTTACAAGCTCCTTTATTTAGTCCTGATAGCACGTGGACTCCCCCAGAGTTCTTACCCGACCTTTCAAAAGCTAAAGATATTTGTATTGACCTTGAAACTAACGATCCATCACTTAAGGAAAAAGGTGCTGGTTGGGCGAGGGGTGAGGGAGAAGTTGTTGGTTACGCTGTGGCTACTGACTCTTGGTCAGGGTATTTACCTGTAGCGCATGCCGCTGGTGGTAATCTTGATAAAGGTCTCGTTAAAAGATGGATACAAGATCAAATAAAAAGTGGCTCGAATATCATATGCCACAATGCTTCTTACGATATCGGTTGGATGCGTAGAGAAGGTATTAAACTACATGGCAATAAAATCATCGACACGATGGTTGCAGCTCCATTAATAGATGAAAATAGATTTAGTTATGCGTTAAACGCTCTCGGTAAAGAATACCTAAAAGAAAAGAAAGATGAAAAGTTATTGAGAGATGCCGCTGAAGCATGGAACGTTGATGCTAAAGGTGGGTTACATCATTTACCTCCTATGTATGTTGGTCCATACGCAGAGCAAGATGCCTCATTGACACTTAAATTATGGGATTGGCAAAAGCAAGAATTAACACGGCAAGATTTATGGTCGATCTTTGACCTTGAATCTGGGATTACTCCTTTACTTATAGATATGCGCTGGGAAGGTGTTCGTGTTGATTTAGAAAAGACATCTAAAATATCAAAAATGTTTAGGGCTAGAGAGGAGGAGGCTCTTCATCATATAAAGTCAGCATGTGGCGAAGATATAGAAATTTGGGCTAACGCATCTATAGAAAAAGCATTCAACAAACTAGGCATTGAGTTTCCTCGCACCGAGCTTGGCGCACCATCGTTTCAACAAACATGGCTAGAGAATCATCAACATGATGTGCCGAAGATGATTGTCAAAGCTAGAAAGATGAACAAAGCAAGGACTACATTCATTGATGGAATGATTATGTCAAACCAAGTTAATGGAAGAATACACGCTGAGTTGCATCCTTTACGCTCTGACGATGGCGGCACAGTTACTGGTAGGTTTAGTTATAGTAATCCAAACCTACAACAAGTTCCAGCTAGAGATCCAGAGATAGGTAAAGCCATAAGATCGTTGTTCATACCAGAAGAGGGATGTCAATGGGGTGCTTTCGATTACTCGCAACAAGAACCACGGATCGTTGTACATTATTCTTCTGTAATGGGGCTAAGAGGCGCAGACGAAGCTGTAGAGGCTCTTAAGAATAAAGACGCTGACTTTCATCAAATCGTTGCCGATATGGCAGGGATACCGCGTAAGCAAGCTAAGAACATTAACCTTGGTTTGTTTTATTCTATGGGTGTTGGTAAGTTATCAGGTGAGCTGGGGCTTACGATAGATGAAGGTAAACAATTATTTTCACAGTATCATGAACGTGTTCCGTTTGTAAAAGCATTAACAGAAAGAGCAATGCAACGAGCCGCTCAGCAAGGTAGTATCAGAACACTGTTAGGTCGTAGATGTCGTTTCGATAAATGGGAACCAAATCAGTTTGGCACTCGTAAAATTATGGATCATAAAACTGCTTTTGCAGAATATGGAATGGGCGGTATTAAACGTGCATTTACATATAAAGCTATGAATAGATTAATCCAAGGCTCGGCGGCTGATATGACTAAGATGGCGATGAAGCTCTTATATGAAGAAGGAATCAAGCCACATATTCAAGTTCATGATGAGTTAGACTTTTCTGTAGAGTCAAAAGAACAGATTGAAAAGATAAAAGATATAATGGAGCATTGTGTAGAGATGCGTGTACCTAGTAAGGTTGACGTAGACCTTGGACCAAACTGGGGAGATGCAAATGACTCTGGATGAATTTAAAGATGAGTTAGCTAGATTAAATCATCGTGTGATGTTCTTTTATGAATATAATAAACCTGTAAAAGATCAAAGAAAGAATGCAAAGAATACAAGGTCTTATGTAAACGCTCAACGAGGCAACTTTTTCGGTAAGAATAATAAGAATGCAAACTTAAAACTCATCGAGTTACGGAACCTTGTTAAGGATTAGTTTGGTATATATTGATTTTAATTGCTCCTATATTATAAAAATATAGCTACCTATAGGAGAAAGATTGTGACTACACCACCTGTTAAAATAAACGCCGAGTTAGCGATGGCTATGTGGTCTCGCTTAAACGAGGCCGATGCTCCAGAGGCCGATATTCTTGCCGCCGCTATTATAGGTCAGGGCTTTGAGCCTAGCTTAGAGGGGGCAGAGGCGTTAGACTTTTATCGTGAGTACCTTATTGTTAATGGTTATATCGACGAGGTTCCAGACAAAACTCAAATACACTAATATCCTCTAATAGAAAGCGAGAAAGATATGTTGGATAAATTAATAAAAGAATATGGCGACGCTTGCGCTCAAAAACAAAAAGCGAAAGACCATATGCGTAGTCTAATTATTGAGGCTAGAGATCATCGTATATATCCTAATTTGTACGAATATGCCACTCTTAGGTCTCCTTATTTTCTTAATGAGGCTACCAGCTGGATAGAATTAATTTTAGAGTGGGACACTATTGTTAAGTGGAAAAAAGAAAATCTTATTCAATATGTAGCTGATATGGAGCCGTATAAAGATGCCGCTTGAAGATGAAGAAATGCGTGAGCTTCGTATAGCTCGTCGTCAATGGATGGATCCCGATAGAAAGGAAAAAGTTATGGGTGCAGTCAAAAAGATGATTATGGACTATGATTATATGGATCCCAAGATGATACTTGGGGCTTTATCTGGTTCTTCTAACAGTAAACTATTAGGCTTCGGTGATGCAAGTTACGCTGATTTAGAAAATGTACTTGGACCTCCGACCATAAAACAAGATCGTAGGTTCAATGGTTATGGTGTTCAGGACTTTAACGATAAAGTTCAGCGATTAGTTTGGTCTTGGACAGTTCGGGTTGCGTGGGGTATTAAGTGGAGCGATGACGCTGTAGTCGTTATTCATGATCGTGATAGTTCTGTTAAAGAGATGGAAGATCTTAAACATTGGCACGTAACTGGAGATATCCGAGGTTGGGATAGATTAAATTCAGGCTTGGTTATTGATGATTATTGTGTCAAACTAACACGTGCATAAAGAGACTTATGCATCCTCCCTTAACTTGCTGGCGGCTTATTAGTCGCCAGCCTTTTCTTCTTTTAATAGAAAGTATGATCGGATATACTAAAATACTTAGAAAGTAAGAATGTCATAAATACACTGGAGGTATCCAATGACAACAGAAAGCCATAAATCGGTAGCTATTGAGTTGCCTACATATAAAGTTTTGAAAGAAGTAGCAGAGAGAGAGTTTCGCTCTCCTTCAAAACAAATAGCCTACATGCTATATAGAGACCACCCCGAGTTGTTCAAAGACCCAGAGATATTAGTCGATGACGATGATGGTATAAAAACTACTGATCATTATTTGATTAATAATCAAAAACGATCTATGTATCGCTCTTGGCAAATTATTATGTGTTTAAAAAAGAACGAGCATCTTTGTCCTTTATCGAAAGGACAAATATTAGATGGTATAAATTATCGTTATCAAAAAGGTTCGAACACTTTGCTGACAAGACCTATTGGTGTTGGTTTAGTAGCTAGGACAGAAAACGATCGTTTTGAGCTGACAGAGTTTGGTCATTACGTTTGTAAGCAGTTAAACTCTGATACACCTGTTCGACTTACTGAAGCTATCTTAGATGCGTTTCGTGTAAGTTTCAAACAGTCTAAAGCTCCTACTTTATCTTTAACAAAGAGGAGCTTGAACATACGATGACAGGTGAAATAAAATCAGTTCCATATAATCAAGGCGCGGCTGATCGTTACTATGGCCGACGTCCATGGCCTAGAGTGGATAATGAGGTTCGTCAATTTATTCATGAAGAATATAAGCGCGGTTGGAACGAAGAAAAAGATCGTAAAGATTGGGGCGATGGACAATATGCCCCTCAACAATGTGATATAGAATAGAGGGGGTGAACACGTTCCTTCGTAGGCGGCGAGCCTGAGTTTATCGTCGTCTCGGCAGAAGTATGCTTTTTGTCACGGAGACTATTTAGTAACTTTAAGATAACATAGAAAATTACGAACCACAGTCGTAATCCTTCATTAATATGCTATTAAGAAGTTTGTTCATAATAGTCTTAGATCGAGCATATGGAAGTGAAATACAAGGCCACGGCTGTCCAACCATTTTTGCCCTCGCGCGTCCTTTTTTGTTTGTTTTGGGGGACGTAGGTTATCGGAGATGGGGAAGATCTAAAGCTGGTTCACCTTAAAGATGATAGGCGAAGCCGTGGAATACTCACCGATTATTTTGTACTATTTTGTTATATATTGATACGCCGTTGTAGACTATAATAATATAGTAAATAGAAAGTAGAAAGGTATCATAATGCCAAAGTATTCAGCGTGTATTTATCGTAAGACAAAAGATAAACATTGGCACACTCCCATTTATCCTAAAATCAGTTTAATAGAGCGATACATACAGCAGTGGCCAGACATGACTGCAGATGTTTCAGAGATCGTTGTATTAAAAGAAAGAAGGCGTAACCAGATGCCAGTTATCCATGGCTATTATGATTGGGTTGATGGTAAGCTAAAACTCGATAAGAGTAAGCCAGCTTTTATTCATAATGTTTTGTATGGGCTGGGAGATTAGTATGGGTAGTTCAGGCGGTCTCAGTCAAAGCTATAAACAGTTCCTTGATGATCTTCGTGAGGGTGGTTCTATAAATATGTTCGGTGCTCCTGCTGTTCTTCAGCAGGAGTTTGGTTTAACTAAAGACCAAGCTATTGATATTGTTAAGACTTGGATGAGGGAGTTTAAGAAAGATGACTAATCAAGAGTTGCCTTTATCTTGGCGAGAAAAGATTGCCGATAGACAGTGGTATCCAAGCGGTATCCCTTATCAGGTGCAAGAAGATGGTTTTATCTTTGGTGAGTTTCATCGTTATGAGTATGCTATTCTTTTTGCTGAGGCTCTTCAAAAATCAGGTAAAGCTAGTTCTCATCTTAGTATCTGGGGTCCAGAGGGCTGGGTTGATCTTGTTATGTGTTTAAAAAAGTGGGGGAAAGAAAATGACTAAAACCGATAACGACATACATTTTCATAGCGATCACTGGTATCAGAAGAACGCGCAGGATAAGATTGAAAAACTTAAATTTCATTCTATGGCAAATACGATTGCTATGCTAACCTTCTATGAGATTGACGAGTTAGTAGATGCTTTGGAAGATGTATCGCCTAGTCTACCCTACACCTTTCAAAGCGCACTGTTTGAAAACCTAAAGAAAAGAAAAAACAGGAGTGAAAAATGAGAAGGTCATTGATATCTCTTCACATCGACAAAGCTACTGTTCCCTTGCATCAGCCTCGGTATCGTCTATCTCGTGTTCTTACTGGGGTGACTGTAGCGTTGTTTTTAGCGGCGGCTTTTTACAGTATTTTGTTATATTAATCGCCGCTGTTGTGGTTTATACTATATTTATATTTAACGTGCAAGAAAGGAAGAACTAATGGCACACGAAATAGAAACTATGGCTTGGGCTGGCGACGTTCCGTGGCATGGCTTGGGTATCGAGGTTACTTCTGACTTAACACCTGTTCAGATGATGCAAGCCGCTGAGCTTGATTGGACAGTATCTAAGCGTCCTGCTTATACACTTGAAGATCCAGAGTGGCACGAAAAAGTTAATGTTATGCCAGTCGACGGCCACCACTTCATTACTCGCGATAGCGATAAAAAGATTTTATCTCATTGCGGTGACGATTACGTTCCTATCCAAAACGATCAGATCTTCGACTTCTTTAAGAAGTTTACAGACGCTGGTCATATGACTATGGAGACTGCTGGTTCGTTGCGCGGTGGTTCTGAGATCTGGGGTCTAGCTAAGATTGCCTCAGACTTTGAGCTTGCTGGTGGTGATGAGGTTAAGGGTTACTTACTCATTAACCAGCCGCATGTTGCAGGTAAAGCTATGGTGATTAAGTTCACTCCGATCAGGGTCGTATGTAATAATACATTGACAGTCGCGTTAAATGATGGCGGTGCAGCGTTTCGTATGCCACATATTCGCGAGTTCGATATGGATGTTCGCGAGGCGGCAGAGACAGCTCTTGGACTATCTAAGGCTAGACAGCAGGAGTTCAAAGAACAGGCAGAGTTCCTCGCATCTAAGTCCTTTAAGACAGAGAGCGTCATGGATTATATCGCCGAGTTGTACCAGCCGCAGTTACTTATCGAAAAAGGTAAGGCATCCGTCAAGGACGATTTCATCATGCAAGAGAAGTTTAACAAGACCTCCGAGCTTGTACTTCAGTCTATCGACCAGTCTCCAGGGTCTACCCTCAAAGCTGCCAAAGGTACATGGTGGGGTGCTCTAAACGGCGTGACTTATATGGAGGATCATAAGCGGCGTGAGACCAGTGGGGGTAACTCCCTTCATAGCGCATGGTTTGGGGCTGGTGCTAACCGAAAAGCTAAGGCTCTTTCAAAAGCTGTAGAGTACGCATCAGCTGCATAAAGATGTGGGGTCAGTCAGAAGGCTGACCCTCTACTCGCCCCAAGGTTCGCTGCTAACCTTGGGGCTTCTTTTAGGTGATTAGTTTGTGGTATTTTGTAGTATCTTTCTACTACTTTGTAGATTATACTATAGTATAACTTAAATAGAAAGGTAGAAAGATGATTTACATTTATGGAGAGCGCGAGGCTTGCGATGATCGTTTAGTTGCTACAAAAAACGAGCTTCACCACGTTGTACCCTTCCTTAATTTGCTAGACCAGTATGGTCATTGGCCAGAGGGTTACGAGGCTGTTATCTTTTCCCCTGACGAGGGCGAAGATAATCAAGGTGTCGTTTATCACTTTACTGATAGACTTGAGATGCTCGGTACTTTCGATACTCGTTCTTCGTTCTTGGTCGATAAGATGCCTGAGATTTTCTATAATCCTGGATCAGAGCCGTCATATGGTCCAGCCAGCGATGCGCAAGAGTGGTGGGGGTAATCATGCATTGGGATAATCCTATCAAAGTAAAGCCCGAGGTCAAGCGAGACCTTGCTAAATTTTGTGAGGTACTCGCTAATCGGTGGGGCGTTAAAAAAGTCAGCTACCCCATGGCTATCGAATATCTTTTATACAAAGAGTTAGAAGAAAGGTAGAAAGTTATGAAAGTAGGAA